ATTAACATTTAAAACTCTAATCTTTTCATTTTTTAAATCTAATTCCATCATCCCATTACCCTTACCAACACCTTCCTTAATCCAATCTCTTAAATGAACACTAAATTCTGTGTTTTTAATAAAACTATCAATAATTGCTTTAGCGTTATTTAATTGGGTTGATTCTTTCTTTTGATTTTTAGCTAACCTAATCATAAATTGCCCAACTATTGCATCTGTAAATTTATTCACAGATCCTGAAATTATACCTACCTTTTTATATGTTTTTTCTACATTTTCAAAATCAAACGGATGTTCTACACCCAACTCTTTTGGAAATTTGATATTATTATTTTTTACCTCTCCCTTAAATGATTCTCTTAATTTAAGGTAATTAACCCCATTTTCAAAGCCCATAGATTTATCATTATCTTTAGAAATATATCCTTTTACATACTTAGTAACCATGTTATTTAAAGAGTATTTTAGTTTAAATTAATTAATTAATATAGTATATACTATATTATGATTGTAAGGGGTGGACTTGAACCACCAATCTCTTGGACATGAGCCAAGTGTCTTTACCAAATTAGACTACCCTACATTAAATTGAAATATATGGTTTATATTCAGGTTTTAATTCAAAAATCATTCTCATCATTATAGCATCACCATAATCGGGAGATCTTCCAAGATTCTCTTTAATATCTTCTTTTGGAGTTACCCTTATCTTTTCATCTTTATTGGGGTTATGCCATTTAATTTGTTCTAAATCCTCTATAATTTTTTGTTGAGTTTCTATATCTAATTGATCAGAACCTATATTTCCATTATTTATATAATCTGCTAATAAAAAGAAACATTGACTTTTAAGGTTACTGAAATTCTGTGTTTTAGGTTTATTATAGGCCCTACTTGATATCTCTTTTCTTTCAAGGGGTCTTGAATTATTAACAAATCCCTTAACAGTCCTTAATTCATCAACTACACCCCCTCCTACCCCATCTTCATCTATAATAATATTGTAATATTTAACATCTTTAGCCATACTTAATTTTTCTATAAACATTCTTGTTTGCCTAGTGCTTGTTTTTGGAAATTCATAAACTTGTTTGATATGTAAACCTTCCCAATAAATAACTATTGTTTTATCTTTTCCAAATCTTGCAACATCACACGAGATATACTTTGTAAAGAATTCACCTTGTTCTATTTTAAATATATTTGTTAGTTTATCATAATCGAATAATGCACTTGGATCATCATCATAGTTCCAATTACCATATAATAACCTTTCTTTTGATTTTTCATCTAATTTTTTGAGATTTTCTATGTAATGTTTAGAAATAAATGGGTTGTCGGTTACTAATGCTGGAATAAATTGCCTGTGTTTTGGTAGTTTTCCTTCTTTCCATAGTTTCCAATAATCCCTATATGCAAAGTTTTTAGTAGGATTACTTGCCATAAGTAATTTTGGAATTAATCCATACTCATCTAATTTAAATCTAAGTCTGCTCATTACAATATTTTTAGCTTTCTCTGTAATCTCTGAGACTTCATCAATAAATGCTGCAGTGTATTCTGTTGAACCTAAACTATCAAATTCTGGATCACTAGGATATAAATACAAATCTTTCAAAAAAACTTCAGAACCATTAAAAAACTTAATTCGCCCTTCCATAGCATTATATTTATAATGCATTCTTGGTTTTAATCCATATACATCTTTACATACTTCAAAAAATGTTAATAAAGTACTTTCTTTAAGGGCCTTAAGAACAGCCCTACCCATTAAATACCTTGTTCCAGGATAACCTAAACACCAAGAAACTAACCACACACAACCTAACCTTGATTTTCCACCCCCGGCACCCCCTCCATAAAATAATTCAGTAGTTTCTTTATTATTAAGAACTTTCAGGGCTTGGTGTTGTTTCCTTGATAGTGTTATTTCCATCTTCAATCACAAACTTAAAGGTATTATCTCCAACATGACTTATTTCTTGTTTTTCAATATATCCTCTATGTTTTCCTTTAGTTTTTAAATAAAATATTTGTGCTACAACATTTCCCTTTTGAATATTCTTTAAGAGTGCATTTTCTACGAAGTCTAATGTTGCTTCAGGAATTTCTTCAACAGCCAACCTATATTCTTCATTTGTTTTTAACCATTCATAATGGGTTACTCTAGCAATACCTACTTGTTTACAAGATAGTGTTACATTACCTAATTGATCAGATAAAGATTGAATCATTAATTTCTGTTTCTTCTTCATTCGTTTCTTTTTTAGTTCCATTTGTTCGGTTTGTTAGTTTAATTGCAATTTTACCTGTTAAATTCTCCCATCTTTCGATTATATGACTACAAAAGTCTGGATCTAACTCAATAGTATAACATACCCTATTTATATTCTCACAAGCTATTAAAGTGCTTCCTGACCCTGCAAAGGGATCTAATATAGCATCTCCTATCCTCTAATTCTATCAATTCTATCTTTTTCATAAGTATGAAGTTTAAGTCCTGGATTTTTTAATTCTATCCTGTGCCCTTCTTATCGCATCTTCTCCAGATTCCATTACCCTATACATATTTTGATAACCTTTGTATTTGTATTCTTTTTTCTTTACTGTTACTGTTAATCCTGGATTTATTTTTGTTAAATATTTATCTAAAACCTCATCTTCATTTATTAATTCAAAATTTTTTAAATCACTATATTTATTAAACTTAAAATCTTGGGATTTAGGTTCTGGATCTCTTGTATATCCTAATCGTTTTAAACTCTTTTTCCATTGATTTAAACCTTCACTAAAATCATCCATTGCTACTTTTGCTGCAAAAGGTAATTTAAGTTTTGTTGTTCGTAGTGTTTCTCTACCTAATAATTCCATAAAAAGTTCCCTATTATCCATCTTTTTATGAGGTTCATCTATAATTACCATATCTGTTCTTTCTGATTGTGTTGGTGTTCTTATTATTCCTGCCATGTTTTACCTCCCTTTTGTTTCTACGCCATCATTTAATTGTTCTATAATAATATCTACTTTTGCTTGTAAAAAATCCACTTCATCTTTCATTAGTTTTAGTGACTTTTTTTCTGCCCTGGATTTTTTAGATTCTATGACTGATTTCCATTTATTATTAAATTCCATTGCAGCCAAATTATATCCTAAATATTCTTTAGCATATCCTAAATCAAGAAGGATTCTATGTTTTGCTCTTTTATTTAATTCTATCTCTTTTTTATCTAATTTTCTTTTCATTTTAAATCACCTTAGTTATATTAAAGAAATAATAATTTTATTAATAATTTAATTAACCAACTATTAAATAATGTAACTACAACTAAGCTGGATAATGCTACAACTAATCCCAAAATAAAAATCAATTTACTAAACATGTTCATATCTCTTATCCTCTTTATTTAAAAATTGTGGTGCTCCATATTTTACTATTTGTTCATCTAATGCTTTTTTACATATTGTATTTACATCTATTGGTTTATCATTTTCGTCACACCAATCTAAAAATAATCCATGTCTAATTAAGAAGGTTACTGGTCTTTGCATTACTTTTTCTCTAAATTCTTTCTTTACCATATTAAATAACTTAACTATATATTTACATACTTATTAATCTTTATAAAACTATCTATAATTTTGTTTGATATAACCATTTTTCTAACCTCTTTTCAGCAATTTTAATATACTCTGAATTTAATTCTATTCCTATAAATTTTTTACCCTGTTTCAATGCTACAAGTCCTGTAGTTCCTGCTCCAAAGAAAGGGTCTAAAACTATTCCACCTATAGGACATCCTGCTTTAATTGGTGTTTCACATAATTCTTCTGGAAATACTGCAAAATGTGCCTCTCTAAAAGGTTTAGGATTTATTGTCCAGGTTGTTCTTTTGTTTCTAAAATCATAGTTATTAGTTCTAAGTCCACCCATTCTAGTTCGTCCAGGAGTATTATTTAATTTTGTTTTATCCCTATCTCTTATTAAATTATCTTTTGTTTTTGTTGGTTCTAATTGTTGTTTAAAATAATATTTCTTCTTTTTACTGAAGAAAAAAAGGTATTCAAAATCAACGGTAAACCTGTCCTTACAACTAGATGGCATTACAGAATTTTTATGCCATATTATTGTATTTCTTAATATCCAACCTCTGTTTATCATTTCTAATGCAAATCTAAAAGGTATTCCTATTAAAGATTTACTTTGAAGATATTTATGGGGTTTTCCCCTTAATTCATTTGCTTTATTTATTCCTGTGTTTAAAACATATTTATCTGTTTTTGTTAAATTATCATTTAAAAAACTACTACCACTTTTAGTATAATAACTATCACCAATATTCACCCAACAAGTTCCATCATCTCTTAAAACTCTTTTGACTTCATCAAAAATATCTGCTAAATGTTTAATATACAACTCAAATGTAGGTTCTAATCCTAAACTTCCTTTCCAAGCACCACATTTATTACAAAAATGGTCAGTTGTTGTCCAATCTGTTGCAAAACCACCTTCTTTATCTACACTTGCCTGAGGTGTTCCCTTACAAGTTCCAGAATGTATTTTTCTATTTTTACTATTCCATTCATGCTTACAATTTTCATCACCATCCCAAATTGTTCCTTCACCCCCATAGTCTCTAAGAGCATAATAAGGTGGGCTAGTCATACACATATTTACACTTTTTTCTGGAAGTGTTTTCAAAACCTCTAAACTATCTCCTTTTATTATTTTATTTTCCATTATCAACCTTTTATACAAATAAAGGGAGGACACCACCACCCCTTTGAAACTCCTATCATTACTAATACTAAAACAGCAACACCAAAGTAAGCCAAAAGTAATGCAATTATATCTTTAGTGTCTATTTCCATCCCTCATTTCCTTTTGTTTTTTATAATATTCTCTTGCTTTTTCCTTAACTTCTGGTTTTTTATAATATTCTTTTTTCTTTGCTTTAACTTCTGGTCTTTGATAATATTCTTTTATATATTCTTTCCGTCTTGCGGCTTTGTTTAATAAGTCCAAATTAAACCCTTTGATAAATTACAAACTTAT